GTCCAATCTCTTTAGCCTGCAAAATAGGCGCTAGTCGAGAAATACGATCTGCCTCTTTCGGATTTGAGCCAAGGTGATAAACCAAGTCAGGCCCAATGTCCGACGATTGAATCGTCTGTGCCATCACGGTTGTAATCTTAAGGCTGGGGTTGTAGGCAACTTGTTCAAAGTCGCTGTATTTAGACCTAGCCGTTTCTTCACGTTCGTGATACCCATCAAGAATCTCAGCTTGCTGTTTCTGGAGTTCCCGCTGCTCAATCAACTTGTAAGCCTTGGCCTCTGCGTAAGCATCGACCGACTCAAACTGATCTTGCGGAGGCAAGTCCACTGCCACTGCTGGCGCAGGCTGTCGCTCTCGTTCCCACTTTCGCTGCTCTCTTGCGAGGCGTTTACCAATAGCGGCGTCAAGTTCCTCTTGCGAGAATGTCTTAGCTGCTACTTCCGGCGTTTCAACTACAGGTTCTGGAGTAACCGCCGTGGTTTCCAGTTCCGGCGCGGGGGCTAATTCCGCTACTTGCTCTACATCTGACATTTTTGAATCCTAAGATTCCCTGGTGAACGCACCAGTACGTTTTTTGACATTATGCACTAAAACATTTATAACTCTGCCGATGCGTTAAGGCTGTTTGAGGTGCTATCTGTAACATAAGCAGCCGCAGCGGTTAACCCGGAAAAATTAGCAAAATTGGCAAATGCTTTGTAAGAGTTAGCGGTAATTGCAACGGATGCGCTTGACTGAGAAACAGCCGTTGGATTTATCACTGTATAAACACCATTTTGCGTCATTGTTGGCGCAGTACGCATTGGCATAAAAAACCCAATTTGACCTAAAATATTGGTTGCCCCCAGCGCAATTAACCCAGAAGCATATAGACCTGTTTCGTAATAACGCTGGCAAAGCATCAATTCTAGGCCGTAAGACCGTTGTTCAAAAATGGTGGCAGTGGAACCCCGTTCTAACTGCAAGTTTCCAATACTCCATGTTCCAGATATTTGCGATGCAACACTCAATTCAATTTCAATACCCGTAGTTGCCGCCGATGGAATCGTAATGCTAGTGTTGTAACGAGTCAGGGATGACGTTACCGTAAACGTCCCCGTAGAAATAAGTGTGCGAGTCGGTGAGGCTAACGAACCAAATGTATTTGCCGTATTTGCGTAGTACGCCGTCCAAGTCACGGTAGTAAGCAAACTGTTGGACAAGTCTACCGACAGTTTAGCTGTATTTCCTGCCAAGTCTTGGCAGTTAAGGTCTTCAATTCGTTGAGCAAAACCAATTTTGGTAACAGATGCTGCGCCCGTAAAACGGTACAAATAAGCGTTGGGGGATGTGCCAGCCACTTGCTGGCCCGTAACATTTGCGCCCGTTGAATAAGCGTAAAAACGGTCAATTGTGTAGGCCAGCGCTGCGCCAGCAGTAATTGTCTGAGCAACGCCAGAATTGCGTTGGTCAGTTGCCATTGATCCGTTAATGATTCTGTTTCTCAAGCCAGCAATTTGACCCCCATTAATTGAAGCAAGCGCGGTAAGATTAGAGTCTTGTGCTTGCAATGCAGTTAATGAAGTTTGAACAGAAAGTAACTGAGCTTGCACAGTAGTAGCTGGCCCTGATGCGGGAAGATAGCCTACTAAACTAGCGCCTGTTGAACCAGCTAAGAGCGTTTCAAAAGCCAATAAACTGGTTGTATCTCCAATGCCATTAACATTGTCATACGATGCTATGGTAACGTCAGTGGAATCGTTAAGTATAAATTTGTACGATAAATTTCCTGTTAACCATATTTCACCGCTGCCCGATACACGCCCTGCACTGTTTAAAATTATAGGGTTTGACCAAGCTGTTGCACCACTAGAACTGGTGTATGTTGTTTGTAGCGTACTAGAACCTGCTGCGTAACTGTATAGTTTTCCTCCAGCCAAAGGAACACCGTCATCAGTAAAAAACTGAGCCGCAACGCCTCCAGCCGGGGAAATATTTACAGTCATGTTAGCTGCTCCAAGGCAGTGCGGTGTTGGCAGGGCTGACAGGTGGGGTAATCATGCTGTCAATCTGGCCCTGAACATAGGCTTGTGCGCTGGTGATCTGTGACTCGGGAATCCAGCCAATGACAGTGGCTTCAGTCAGATCAGCGTAGGGGATAAAGTCTGGCCCTTGCTGGCTTGTGAACTGTGTGTTGCCACCGATGGATGCGGTGTATTCCCCGTCCACGCCAGTGACCTGCCACAGCGCGTTGACCACGTAATCTGGATCGGGAGTTTGCATGGTATACATATTGGTGATGGTGGTGGTGAAAGTGGTCATTATTTATTCTCCAGTGCGGTGATGCGGGATGTCAGCGCGGTGATGATGGCTTGTTGTTCTTGGATGGCTTTGACCAGATACGGCACAAGGTTTTGTTGAATACCAAATACTTTGCCATCCTCATCAACCCATTTTTTTTCCGCTTCAGTAGCGGCGTGTTGAATGATCTGATCCGGCAAGACTTGTTGATATTCTTGCGCTATAAAACCAACTTCGTGTTTGTCGTTTTCTTTGTAGTCAAATTCAACCGGGCGCAGTGCGGTGATTACACTTAATCCATTTGACACATCAACAATGTTTTTCTTAATGCGCTGGTCAGATGTGGTTGCCCATGTGGTGACGTTTGCGCCGTTATACGCACCCGAAGCTCCACCAACATAAAATGTGTTTGCGCCTTTACCGGCAAGATTATATCCAAGGACATATTCGCCAGAAATTGTTGCCCCACTGCCACGACAGTATTGGCCCAAAAATATATTGCTAGTGCCTGTTGTTGTTGCGGTTGTATAGTAGCCAGCTTGAAAACCAATGCAAATATTGTCGTCGCCACTTGCAGACCTGCCAGCTTCTGCGCCTATAGTTAGGCCACGCAAAATACCCGTGTATCCAGCTTGATAGCCAACAGCAATTATGCTACTTGGGCCATTTGCGTTATACCCCGCCTGATACCCCACAGCGGTGTTGTTTGAGGCTGTGGTGTTGAAGCGGAGTGCTTGACCGCCCATAGCCGTGTTGCTACTACCTGTGGCTGAAGCTAAAGCTAAATAGCCAAATGCGGAGCTGTCTGTTCCCGATATGTTTGCATCAAGTGCTTGCCGTCCAACAGCGGTATTATTACCGCCACTAGTATTTCCATTTAAAGCTGCATATCCCACAGCAGTGTTATTAGCACCAGTATTATTAACCGGAAGTGCGACTCCACCCACCGCAGTGTTGGTAGACACAGCACCACCACCAAGGCCCACGGTCAAGCCTTGGATGACTGCGCCTGCGGTCAGGGTGGAGACACCTGTTACGCCGAGGGTTGTGGATACTGTTGCGGCCCCAGTGACTGTCAGCGCACCCGTAGCAACAGCCCGTCCAGCAGTTAGGTTGGCAACAGAAACTTGAACTGTGCTGCTGCTTTGAACAATTGGGAGAACTTCAGTACCCGCAAGCGGGGTTGTTGAAGCTGGTAGCCCTGAGATTTTGGTATCAGCCATGTTGTACTTTCAGTAAATTATCACAGTAAAATTAAGCCGCCGTTTTCTTGGACAAGATTATTGCTGATTTCAGTCAATAGGTTGTTTTGCACAGTCGCGTCTGCATATCCCGACAAAAACGAAACAATGCTTCCAAGGCCAATTGAGACCCCGTTGCGAATGGGTATGCCAAAGAAGCTCATTGAATGTTAATTGGTTTGCAGTAGATCGTGCCGCCGGTAGAAACTTGAATTGCGCTTACTCGCCAAGGAGCGCCAGTCCCACCGGGAACTTTAAAAGGTATCGGTGTGAATGGGGGAACTGGCGTAGCAGCAGTTGTTGCCGTAACACCTTCCCCCACCAGCACATAGCACGATTGATCTGACCAAACAACTACACCTTGTGGGCCTGCCGTCCAAGTTCCGGTTGACCCGGCAGTTCCAGTGTAGGCAACAGATTTAGCTGCAAAATCAGCACTAGCAAGAGGGTTCAAAAGTTCCAAAATGTTCTCCTTATGCGAGGAATTTCAATTTATAGATGGTACGCAGATAAATTTCAACGATGTTGTCAATCAACTGTTGAAGCGAAGTGTCAGTTTTATCGCACACTTCATAGCGTACTTTTTCAATCTCATCCAACTGACCTTGAAGAAACTCAATGATGTTGGCGGTCTTTTTGTTGCTGCCCAACGTGATTTGGCCCATCAAACCATACCGACCTTGGTAAGTCTCAGCAAAATCGTCAGCAGCGCCAACAATACGCTCGTAAAAAATATTGAGCGCCGTGTGCTTGCTAAAGCTGCGGGTATTTAGGTGAACGCTGTGCGCTACATCACGCGCCAGAAACAACATACCTACAAATTCGTTACCTTTCATTGCGGCATCTCCATATCTGGCATACCAACATCACGCCCTGGCATTTCGTTGATTAGGTCGCCGCTGGTGATCATGCCGTGGATTGTACCTAGTACCACCTCTTGCACCTGTTCTGGCGTCATGGCATCCGAAGTAGCGGAAATACGCTTGGTTTGGGCATCGTATGCCTTGACTTCAGAATCAAACCGCTTGATTTCCAAGTCTTGCGCCTCCATTGACTGCTGGACGTTTTGCAGCATTTTGTGCATCTGCTCCATTTCCTGCCCCATTGCCTGCATCTGCATATTGGCAGCTTGTAGGGCTGGGTCGTTTTCATCGCCCATCAGTTTGGGGTCAATGGTCTTAGCCAGACGTTTAGCCAACTCATCAGCGCCAGGCCAGTCCATGTTCTTGGCAAACAGGTCACCAGCCACGGCCCACAGTTGCGGGTTGCCTTGCAGCAAGTTTGCCATCTCTTCGCGGGTTTCGGTGCGCTTGGTGCTGTAGCTGGGGCCGGTAGTCACCACCACATCGTACTTGCCAACGTTGGGGTTGTAGATCTTGGCAATTTCAATACCCTGTTGGTCAACAATCTTCTTGACTGGTTCTGGCTGTGTCGGGTCAATCCGCGCCATGTTGGTGTCGCCATCCTCGCCAATAATCCGCGCAACCCGCTGGGTGTCGTAGATTTTGGGGATCAAGTCCACCAGTTGCCGGGTCACATAGCGTATGGCACGGGCTAGGTTGTCAACATAGTGGTAAGTACCAACGTCACCCTCGCGCTGACGAGCAAGGATGGCCTTGCCGCTGCGCTCGTTACCGCCCATGCCCAGACTAGCGTTGTATTGCCCAGTGGCTGCTTTAATATCCTCAGATGCCCCCGATTTGGCTTGCAAAAGGCCACTAGAGGCCATCGGGGGCTGGGCACGTTGGGGCAGTGGCAGGGTAACGCCAGCACCATCAGTCACATCTGGATTGACCTCAAGGTAGGGCCAGTTGGTTGTATTGGCAGTCTTCCACTGGGTTTCGTACCCTTCAAACTGCCCACCGTAGCCAATAAACGGAGCCTTGGGCGCCAGGGCCAGCATCTCTGCTTCTTGGCTTACCCAGTAGTTGTACATCCGCTGAGCGTCTTTTGCGTTTCGCACCAGACCAGAGACATAGATTTGCCCATCAACCTCAAACTCGTTGCCTACCACGCGCACGATGGGGATGTACTTACCCGCCCAATCGCGCTTCTCCAGCACCTCGTAGCCGTTGGTCTTGACCCAGCAAACCTTTTCCCGCTGCACAACCCGGTTTTTCAGCGGCTTGCCGTAGAGCATCTTCAGTTGCTTGTCATCAGGCGTGTTGTTGAACGCCGTGATGTTGTTGGGGTACAAATTCAGGGTTTCTGCCTTGTACTCTACGTAAAAATATTCAGCAATCCGCACTGTCTCATCGCGCAGCCACTGCGTCAAGTCTTGATCGCCAATGCCAAGAGACTGCAGGCTGCTGATAGGCGCAGCGTCCGGGTACAGGCGCTCGTACTCATCTTTCGGCACATCGTCTGTGACAAAGCACCACCGCGCATCCGCACCGCATGGGTCTTGGATAGCAGGATCCATAAACACCGAGAACGAATTCCGAACCCGGCCAATCTTCAGATCTTGGTCAAAGCTGTTCTCGTCGCAATACTCAGTCAGTACCCGAATGTAGCCTTCACCGTAAGTTACCTGGTTCTCGCAGGCGGTGTCGTAGGCCGTGTCAGCGTCGCTGATGTACTCAATATGCCGCACGATGCCGTTGAAGATTTCCGCCATCTCCGTGTTGGCAATCTCATCCGCAGGGATGACCTTACCGCTGGGACGGTTGTGGCGCTGGTCGTTTGTGACCTGGCGAACGTGCTGCGGCAGTTTGTTAATAGTCAGGCAGGGACGGGCGTTGATGGTCTGCCCCTGCACCGCCCCGCGAGTCGCTAGTACGTCAGCAGGCCATTGCCACTGGTTGTCTGGACTACCCGCCATGAATCGCAAGTCGTCTAGTTCGTTGCTGCGCGAGTCACTGTAGGCATCCACCGCCATTGTTAGGCGTGAGCGCATGGTTGCCAGCATATCGTGCTGGTCATCATTGGTGCTGCCGTCACCACCCCCGCCGACATCGGCAACCTTGCCAACCTTGTTAATGCCGGTGTAGTCAGCCATTACTTTTTCTGCCCCATGTAGGCGTTTACGTCTTGTTCCATAATCTTGTGCATACGTTGCTCTGCTGCAAGCGCGGCTTTAACAGACGGATAAATTGGAAATTTAATACCTGATTTAACAGCTAAATTCATGGCGTCAGGAACCTCTCTAACTGCACCATTCCAGTAAGTTGGAAGAATCATAGCGCCTCCTTTTGGGGTGTCTACTACAGTGCCCATAAAAGTAGTCATAGAACCATCATCATGTTTCAGTGCTGACCCAGTAAGTAAATGATTTCTGTGATACTGTAACGCAGCTTGCTCGTTTGGAGTAAACTTTGATATGTCTGGTAGCGTAAGATCAGCCATTACTTCTTCTTAACTGCGTTCTTAACAGCATAAGCTATTGCAACCGCTTGCTTGACAGGTTTGCCTGCCTTGACCTCGGCCCTGATATTGGCCTTGAACGCCGCAGGCGTGGGTGACTTTTTGAGTGGCATGGCTATTTCTTCCTTGCCATAGGTTTGTGGAGGCTAGGTTCCATCTTCTTTTCCATAGCAGCGTAGGCTTGTTTGGTTGGAGCCATTTTCTTTTCAGCAGCCTCCATCTTTTTGGATTCTCCTTTGCCAAACGGATTCATTTTCTTTGTAGCCATGATTAGCACTTCCTTGGTAAAAATTGTCCGTTGTTTGCGTTGCGCGCTGACAAATTCATTACATTTGGATGAAGTCTAGCGTGTTCAATTGTTTTCATTACGCGCAAATTTTCAACCCGATTATCGCCGTGAATACCGTTAATGTGGTCAACTTGCTCTCCATGTTCTAGCGGCTTAATAAAAGCATCGGCAACAAGACGGTGAACCAATTTTTGTTTGCCCGGAAGTTCACGAGAGCCACCATTTCGCAAATAAACCTCAATGTAAGGTCTTTGGCGTCCGTTGTCAATTTTAACGCGCAACGTCATCATGCGTTCAAGCACAGGTACTGTACAGTTACTCTTACCTTTTCTGACGCGGGGCAACGATTTAACATTACCAAGTGTACTTACTTGGTAACGTCCTTCGTAGCCACGAATATCAGTCCACATTTCAACATTTCCATCTTTGCATTGATGCTTTTGCACGGCTACCCTTTTCAGACTTTTCTGCGATAGGAGCCATTCTAGCACAAAATGAATCCTTGCGGCCTTGGTCTGCCTTGGTCTTAGGGTTTGGCGCAGGAGCCTTCAAATTAGAGCCAGTGGCTGCATTGTATACAGCACGTCCCTTGGCAGTCAAACCAGCGCCTTGGGACACCGGCAACTTCTCGCCACGCCCAACTGATAAAGATACACCTTTTTTCATTCAACTACCCATCCAACCTGTAGACACCGCCGAATGATCTGAGTACCTGCGAGGCGCTGCCTCCCGATACTCCCGATGCGCCACAGGGAAAGCAAACGTCACGCATATCGCATCCGCAGCGTCTGGACTGGCTAAACCCCGTGCTTTCATCTCTTTCTTGCTCTCCAAGAAGATCGTACCCCGTGAGTCAGGCTTCATCAGGGGCGAAATCAGGTCTGTTTTGAGAAACCTATCTTGCGGAATACTAGCAGATTTGAGCCAATCCTTCATGTCACCCCACATCTGCGCCCTCATATTACCGTACATGATTGGGTTTTTGGCCTTGTTCCCAAAGTTTACACCCTTTATCTTGTACCGCTGCTCCTTGAGCCTATCCACAATCCCCGCCCCCAGCCCACCCTCATCAATTACCACCATCGCAGGCTTGTACTCCTCCATCGCCTCAATGATATGCCCCACCACCGTCATCGTATCATCACCCCGGTACTTCTTAATTGTTACAATATCCCGCCCTTGCCGCACCGCAATCACCGTAGCATCAGCCCCAAACCGCGCCGGGTCTACACCAATGATGATCGGGGCTGAATTGTCCTTGTACTTGGGCCTTTTCATCGCCTCATCGACCGTATT